AGATAGATGGTGTTACAAGACGAGTACCTTTATTAATGAAAATAGGTGATGAGGTATATCCTAATATGGCAATAGAAGTCATAAGAGTTGCAGTTGGCGATCCTAGTTATCAAGTTAAAGCAGACATGAATGGTGTTGTTGCAATGAGAGTACCGGGTTACGATACCATAAATACAGATACAAACGGTAGAATTTGGGTACGCTGGAACAAAGACTTTAGGGTAGTGTCTGCTGGCAATGATGAGGATTTCCAGAAAGCAGCAGGTACAACTGTCATAATTGCTATGACAGCAGAAGGATTAGGGGGTGTCATTGCAACGCCAATAGGCGAACAATATGATTATGTTGTTAGTGCAAATACTTTACAGACAATACTTGATGGCGAAACAATACAAAGAGCAGACTGGTTAATAGAATTAGCTGTTGCATTTTTCCTAGGATGTGTTATAGTATTAGTATGTAGATTTTTACCATATTGGGCAATTGCCATTGCTCTAGTAGCAATCACATTTTCTGCTGGTTATTATATCACATTTGCTTTCAAAAGTCAGCTGTTATTTGATATTTCTTGGATATTAGTGACTGCTTTTGTAGTAGCATTCCATAGTACATTTTTAAGATTTATATTAGAGTTTAAGGCGAAACAACAAATTAGAAAACAGTTTGAGAAGTATCTGGATCCACGACAAGTGGCGATACTAGTAAAAGACCCTAGTAAATTAAAACTAGGTGGTGAAAGAAAAGAAATGTCCTTCTTATTCATGGACATTGTAGGTTTCACACCTATAAGTGAATACTATAAAAACAAAGATGATCCAGAGGGATTAGTAGAAGTCATTAATGACTATCTAAACAGAATGAGTAATATAGTATTAAAGAACGGTGGTACAATTGATAAGTACATGGGTGATTGCATAATGGCGTTCTGGAACGCACCCCTTGACTGTCCTAATCATGCGGAGATGGCAGTTAGAACAAGTATAGAGTGTGCTGAAGAAACAGATAAAATCAAAGAAGAATTTAAACAAAAAGGATTACCTGATATTAACATAGGTTCAGGTGTTAATACAGGAACATGTATCGTTGGTAACATGGGTAGTGAAGCAAGACTTGACTATTCAGTTATTGGTGACGCTGTGAATTTGGCAGCCAGATTAGAGGCACAAACACGAAACTATAAAGATGAGAAAGGCAAAGTTACACCAACATTGTATTCGTCTTATACGAAAGAACAACTTACGAATATTAAGTCTGTTGAAGTAGATAAGATAAAAGTAAAAGGCAAAGAAGAGCTAATTACTATTTTTAAACCACAATAAGGAGAAACTATGACTAGGCAAACTATGATTAACACATACAAAAGGGAGAAAAAAATGAAAAACTTAAAGAAGATGATTAGAAGTAAGAAATTTGTAAACCTTAAAAATATGCAAGTGAAGCCTCGTCAGTATGCCGCTTAAGGCGTTTCAGTAGATAACGAGCTAAATGTAGTATCAGGCGAAGAAGTGCCTTTTTGAAGTGAGAATGTACTATTAGATTGACTTGAAACTGTATTATCACCACCTTTGACAATTGTTACAGGCACTTGCTTCGCACCTTCCATAATTGCATTATCATAAGCAGCAGACAATTCATCTATTCTATTTAAGATAGCACTTTCACCTTGTATATCACCTGCTAATTCAGCATTAACTGCCATATCTTCTAGTTGAGCAATACGAGCATTAACTTCATCTAAACTCATATTCGTAGTGACAGAAGCACCAGTATTTAATTTTTTAACACCACTTGACGCTGGCAGTTCCATTTTACCACCTACTATTTGACCACCTTGACCAAACATGTCAGCAGCTTGTTTTAATGTGTCTGTACCTGGTAATGCATATAACATTTTACCTACAAGACTATTAGAACTAGGTAACATACTACCTGCTAAATTCATAAACAAATCACCAAAGTTTGGTAGTTGAAAGTCAAACATATTACCTGGTTGAAACCCAAAGATTGCACCAGTTTCAGGATCATATATTTTTTTTGCTAAGTTTTTGATACCTGTAAACATATCACTTAGACTTGGTATTTCAGCAACAAAACCAAAGATTTCTCCTGTTTCAGGATCATATATCTTTTTACCTAAACCTACAAGACCTGCACCTAATTTACTGATTACACCTTCATCACCTATTAGAAACTCAGATAGTTTAAATGGTTCTTCAGGATTACCAAAACCAAATACATCTTTTGCAAAGTTAGTTGCTAGGTTAATACCTGCACCACCAATGTCAATTAATTTAGATGTAACACCTGCTGCTGTCATATCTTCTTTACTAAACGAAAATAAATCTTCAGCAAAACCCATAGTGTTTTTCATTTTGTCACCTACAAAGGCAGAGAAGTCAGTAAATTTTTCTGCTGCCATATCAGCAGTACCAGAGAACCAGTTTTTAACATTTGACCAACTGTTTGATACACTACTTGTTATGAAGTCTTTAAGACCAGTTGCACCTTCAACAACAAAGTCTGCTGTGCCACTAAACCATTCTTTAATACTTGACCATGCACCTGTAACTTTAGATACTAACCAATCTTTAATATTTCCTGCACCATCTACAACAAAATCAACTGAACCAAAGAACCAGTCTTTTATACTTTGCCATGCTGATGAAACTTTTGCAGTTACCCATTCTTTAATATTTGTATAACCATCTTGTACGAACTCTACAGCACCTGTGAAGAAGTTTTTAATACCTGTCCACATGTCATTCAGTTTACCTAATAACCATGCACCAGCACTATCATAAGGTGCAAAGTTGACACCAAACATTTCTAATACATTTGTAATTAAACTATCACCTATGTTTAGTATGAAACTACCAAAGTCAGTAAAGATACCTGCTAATGCTTTTATTCTTTCTAATACAGTTGCGTCACCACTAAAGATAGTACCTAGTTTATCAGTAACACCTGTTACTAAAGTTACGATACCATTGAAAGCGTCTTTTAAGAAATCAAATGTATTTGTGAATACACCTTTTACGAATGTTATAAGACTTGATACGACTTCTCTAAATTTAGGATTTTGCAATGCTTTCATAAACAACAAGAGAAGACCAAAGATACCTGCAGGACCTATAAGACCTTTAATTATACCACCAATACCACCAAGTGCTTTACTAGCACCTTCTTTAAGACCTGCACCAGCAGCTGCCATTGCATTACCTGGACCTTGTACTAATGCGGCTCTGGCACTTCTTGCTCTCTCTTTAAGCATGTCAGTAAACTTTCTACGCTCAAATTTCTTTTCATCTTCAGCAAGTTTGTTTTGCAACTTTAAAAATTTACTAGATTTGACACTCTCTTTGCCTAATCCTTCTAGTTGTTTTTTAACTGCTTCTAATTCTTCTCGTTGAGATACAAGTAGTTTTTTCTGGTCACGTCTAGCAAGTAACTCCTCCTGTGACATTCCTGTCAATTCTCTAAGAGTTCCGTCTAGTTTATTGATTGTAGTATCGTCTGCCATTTAACTATTTATCCTATTTCTTCTTATTTGTCATTGCTTGAGCACCAAAAAAGCAGCAACAATACCTGCAACGGCGATGAAATATACACCTGCCATATCACCTAGTATTTTTGCGCCTTGTTCTAGTCCTGCCACATTAGCAAGAATTACTGCTACAGGATACATTAACATACCATATAGTGAGTACCATGCCATTGTTCTCTGAGCGTCTCTCATAGCGTCAGCGTCTTCTAATTCTTTACGTTTAAACTCTAAATGCATTTTGTGCTCTTCAGCACTTACTTTACCATCACCATTTGTATCTGCTGGGTGTGGTTGTTGTACTATTACTTTTTCTTCAGCCATTTTCTTTTCTCCTTATTTTAGTTTCGCCTCTTTCATCTTTTTATTTTCTTCCTTTATATGTTCGTTTAATAAAGAAAGATAGATTTCACGCTCATAAGGCAACATATTTTCAAGTTCAGTAAGTGTGACAAAACTTTTATATATTGTCATCTTAAATATTAAATCATAATAAGTCTCTAAGTCAATATGAGAGAGGCATATTAAAAAAAACTTTGTAAACCCTCTAACACGACTTTACCTTTTTTCTTTGTTTTAGGGTGTGTTAGATTGACAGTATGTTTTAATCTTGGCATAGTCACAAAGAAATCTTGTATTTTAGCAAACTGTTCTTGTGTAAGATTGTTTACAAAATCATCTATTTCTTCTTTCTTTAAATCTACCGCTTCATGTGTTTCAACACCGTCTATAATTTGGTAGACACAATCACTTACTAAACCAATAGCGTCATCAGCAGATATATCTTTTAAATTTTTACCTGCATATGTTGATAGAGTTGGGTAACTCATTATCACAGACACATTGTCGTTTAGTTGTACTTTGTTGACATGTTTATCATCCATTTCAACTTGTATTGTTGTTAAATCTACCGTAGCAGGGACTTTTGTGTCTGGGTCACCTGGAAAAGGTACATTTAGTTTTATTTTTTCACCTACAGACTTTGCTCTAATCTGTAAGAAAATGTATTCTATATCAAATGATGGAAGTTTGTTTATATCAACTTTATTGAATGTACAATTAGAAACTATTTGTTTCAATGCATTAATCATTTCGTCATCACCACCTTCTTGTCCTTGTAGAAGTATTTTTTCCTCCTTGACAAGAAAAGGTCTAAACTTTATCTTTTCATCTGAGCTTGGTATAGTCAACTCATATTGTTGTGTATTCAGCTTTGGTAAAGCCATAATATATCTCCTTTATATAATAATTAAAAAGTAAGTGGCGGGAATATTTTACCACCAAATACTTTACCAATTGGGATAGAACGTTTTAATCCGTTGATAACGTCTCTACCTGTTCGTCTTAATTCAGGTGGAAGTCCTTGTAAGAACCCACCTTGACCAGGTTTCACCTCACCAGATGATAGACCACCAACTTTACCAGTTGAGTCCACATCTAAATCAAAGTTTAACCAATCTCTATATGCAAATGTAACATTAACTTTAACATATTGGTTCATTGCACCACTATCATATTGTATCTCACCAATCTGAGCAGGGAATGCTTCTCTTAATCTTACACCGTATGTTGCCATGTCTCTATCATTTGCTTCATCAAAAGAACCTAGTTGG